GGATACGTCGGTGGCAAAGTGCCGTTCGGCTTTAAGAAGTCGGGAACAGGCCGCAAGGCCAAGCTGCACCCAGAACCAAACGCGCAGGACGCGCTAATCACCATGAAAGCCGCACGCGTTAAAGGTCATAGCTACCGCGATATTGCTATTATCGTAGCAAAGCGTCATGGTATATCAGTTAGCCATCAAACAATCGCACGAGTAATAAGGGGAGATAAGAATGACGAAATCTGAGCCGAACTTCTTTCTGGAGTTTTTGAAGAAGTACCGCGATGATCCCGTTGGGTTCGTGCGGGATATTCTGAGGACGAAGCCAGACCCGTGGCAAATCGAGTTTCTCAAAGCGATTAGTTCCGGGAACCGCAGGATCAGCGTGCGTTCAGGCCACGGTGTCGGCAAATCGACAGCCGCAAGCTGGGCCATGCTGCATTACTTCCTGACGCGATACCCGGTGAAGGTGGTCGTCACTGCGCCGACATCCGCACAGTTGTTCGATGCGATGTTCGCGGAACTGAAGCGATGGGTGAATGAACTGCCCGACGTGTTGAAGGTTCTGATCGAAGTGAAGGCCGACCGTATTGAGTTGAAGGCCGCAGCTAGTGAAGCCTTTATCTCCGCAAGAACGAGCCGAGCAGAAACGCCGGAAGCGTTGCAGGGTATCCACGCCGACAACGTGCTGCTCGTTGCCGACGAAGCGTCCGGTATTCCAGAGAGTGTGTACGAAGCTGCGTCCGGTTCTATGTCGGGTCACAACGCGACGACGCTTCTTCTGGGTAACCCTACGCGAAACAGCGGGTTGTTCTACGATACGCACAACCGGCTTAAGGGGGAATGGAAAACCTTCCATGTCAGCTGCTTAGATAGTCCCCGCGTATCCGATGCGTTCGTTAAGGAAATGCAGCTACGGTATGGCGAAGACAGCCCGGCGTACCATGTGCGTGTTCTCGGTAACTTCCCGCCGCGTGAAGAAGATACGGTCATTCCTGTCGAGTTGATTGACGGGGCCATGAACCGCGAGATCAAGATCGCCAAGCAGACGAAAAGTGTGTGGGGCCTAGACGTAGCGCGTATGGGTTCCGACGCCAGCGCGTTGGCCAAGCGCCGGGGTCCGATTGTGGAGGAGATACAGACTTGGAAAGGTCTGGATTTGATGCAGTTGACAGGTGCAGTCGTGGCCGAGTTTGAGGCGCTGCCGCCGTCGGAACAACCTGTCGAGATATTAGTTGATAGCATCGGGCTGGGTGCGGGTGTGCTGGATCGACTGCGTGAACTTGGGCTTCCTGCACGCGGGATCAACGTGGCAGAAAGCCCGGCGCTGAAAGGGACTTACGCCAACCTACGCGCCGAATTGTGGTTCAAATGTAAAGCGTGGCTTGGCAACCGCGATGTGAAGATACCGAAGGACGAGCAGTTGTTCGCGGAACTCGCATCGCCGCGCTACACCTTCACGTCGTCAGGCAAGATGCAAGTTGAGAGTAAGGAGAGCATGAAGAAGCGCGGCCTTCCATCGCCAGATAAAGCCGATGCGCTCTGCCTGTGTCTGGCCACCGATCTGTCAACTATAATGCACGGATATTCGATGGCCAACAAGACGGGTCCGCTGCGTAGGAATATTAAGGGTGTCGTTTGACTTTTTATTTCCGTGTAGGTAGAAAGTTGATGCCCGGCAGGTTCTCCTCTCCCTCTCCTGCCGGGCGCTAGTATGGCAGACACTCTTGGGTGCGCGAGGTTCTCCTTTCGCCGGTAATAGCGATCTAACGGTTTTTCTTCATTTTCCCGTTAGCTACGCCGCCACCCATCTTTTTCCCCACAACTTTACAGATAGTCCATGTTTCGGGTATAGTTATCCACAGGGAGCGTATCCGTGGACACAAAGACCTGCATCAGATGTGGCGAAGATAAGTCGCTCGATAATTTCTACGCCCGCAAAAATCAGTGCAAGCCATGCCTGCGCGAACTACAATTCCTGTACCGAAACTCCCGGCCTAATTTCAATCTCTCCCATAACCTCAAACAGCGATATGGGATCACGATTGAGGAGTATCAAACATTTATCGCCAACCAGAATTTCGCCTGCGCCATTTGTACGGTAGAAATATCTGACGCAGTAGAGTATAAGGCGGGCAGATCGGTTGTCGTTGACCATAACCATGAGACGGGTGAGGTACGCGGTATACTCTGTTCGAAGTGTAATTTGGTTCTAGGACACGCACGGGAAAGCACAGATGTTCTCTACCGGGCGATTGTGTATCTGAGCGAACGCGGCGCTTACACGCCAAAAGGAAACTAATCCAATGAAGAAACCCACTAAGGCCGACAAGAAAGTGGCTAAGGTCATGGGTGAATTTAAGCGTGGCACGCTCCACGCTGGCGTAAATCCTAAAGGCCCGGCAAAGGCTCCCTTGGCTAAAAGCCGCAAACAGGCTATTGCTATTGCCCTGTCTGAAGCTGGTAAGTCGAAAAAGAAGTAAGGCTAAAACATGGCATATCGCAACAATCGTAAGCCGACCAAGGCCGAGATGGCTAAGAACAATAGTATGTACCAAGATACTGGTGTTCCCAACGCCAATTCTGAGAACGACGACAGCGAAGATATGTCCAAAGAAACCGAGATGGAACTTCCCGATGGGACGGAAGTTACTATCGAAGAGCCTGAAATGGAAGACGAACAGGTTGAAGAGCCTGTATCTGAAGAAGAACTTCAGAATATCATCATCGCCGAGATTGATGACGCACAAGATTATATCGACGACGTAATCAGCCCGGAGCGTGCGCTTGCGGGCCAGTATTATAAGGGCGAACCCTTCGGCAATGAAGAGGAAGGCCGCTCTCAGGCAATCTCAATGGACGTGCGCGATACCGTGCAGGCCATGATGCCGTCGATCATGAAAGTATTTTTCGCGGCAAACAACGTCGTCGAGTTCGCGCCGAACGGCCCGGAAGATGTCGAAAGCGCGCAGCAGGCGACGGACTATGTTAACTACTGCCTGACACGCGATAACAACCTATTCAACGAATGCTATTCCACATTTAAGGACGCACTGATCCGCAAGAACGGGATCATGAAAGTCTGGTGGGATACGGAAAAAGATGTTACGACCCATTACTTTACAGGTCTTGACGAGGCTACGTTCTCGGTACTGCAGTCTGATCCTACCGTCGAAGTTAAGGACGTAGAGATCAGCTACAGCGAGACGATGCTTCAAACGCCGATGGGCATGATGGGCCAGACCCAACCTGCCACGTATGACTGCACCGTTGTTCGTACCGTGGAGAAGGGACGTCTGCGCGTTCAGTCCGTCCCGCCCGAAGAGTTTCTGATCGACCGCCGTGCGCGATCTATTGAAACAGCTGAGTTTGTAGCCCACCGCCGTTACGTCACCGTATCCGATCTTGTTAAGATGGGTTACGAGTGGGATGAAGTCGAGAACCTTGGTTTCGAAACGCTTGACGATTTTCAAGGCAACCAAGAAACTTTTGACCGTAATCCGCAAGCGACGGTCCAGATTACAGGCCGTACAGATACGACGTCTCGCAAAGTCCTCTACATTGAGGGCTATGTGTATGTTGACATGGATGGCGACGGGATCGCGGAACTTTGCCGCGTCTGCGTTGCTGGCACGGCCAACAAGATACTTCACTATGAACCTTGCGATTTTATTCCGTTCGTAGACTTCTGCCCCGATCCAGAGCCGCACACATTCTTCGGTATGTCGATTGCCGACGTGACGATGGACATTCAGCTTATCAAGTCGAATATCCTGCGTAACACACTGGACAGCTTGGCCCAGTCGATCCATCCGCGCACGGGCGTTGTCGAAGGTCAAGTCAATCTTGAAGACGTGATGAACACCGAAGTTGGTGGCATCATCCGTATGCGTGCACCGGGCATGGTGCAGCCGTTTACAATGCCGTTCGTTGGGCAGCAAGCCTTCCCAATGCTGCAGTATATGGACGAACTGCGTGAGAACCGCACGGGTATTTCCAAGGCCGCATCTGGCCTCGATGCCAACGCGCTTCAGTCTTCGACCCGCGCCGCTGTTGCCGCTACGATTACTGCTGCAGCGCAACATATCGAACTGATCTGCCGCATCTTCGCCGAGACAGGAATGAAGGGTCTGTTCAAGAAGTCGATGCAGCTTATCATTAAGAACCAAGATGCTCCGCGTATGGTGCGTCTGCGCAATACGTTCGTGCCGATTGACCCGCGTGTGTGGGACGCGAACATGGATGTCGTCGTAAACGTCGCTATCGGTACCGGCAGTAACGAAGAGAAGATGGCGTTCTTGGGTCAAGTCGCGCAGAAGCAAGAGATGCTGATGCAGATGGGCGCGCCGCTGGTTGATATGCAGGGTTACTACAATACGCTGGCTCAGATGATGGCGCTGGCTGGATACAAAGACCCAACCGTGTTCTTTAAAGACCCCGCCATGATGCCGCCTCCACCACCGCCTGCCCCGCCGCAGCCGACACCAGAAGAGATGCTGTCTCAGGTTCAGATGGAAGCAATTCGCGCCGACATCCAGAAGAAGGCAGCGGAACTTGAGTTGCAGCGCGA